GCCGCCTCAATGGCGAGGTCTTGGATCATCCTATCCCGCTCACGGTCGTCCTGCATTTGGGCCTTCACGAAGTCCATTTGCATCTTCTGTTGATCTGCCTGCACCCGCGCCGATGTTTTCATCTGCTCGGCTTGCAAGAATGCCGCGTTTGGATCGCTGGGCTGCTGCTGCTGGCCTTGCGCTGCTTGCGCCGCCTGCATCATCAACTGTTGCTCCATCTGCGGGTTCATCGGCTGGTAATACCGCTCCGCATTGTGCATCCCGCCATGGCGCAGGATGTCGGCTAGGGTGTTGCGGATGTTGGTCATCGTAACAACGCCATTCTGCGGCCCGTATGACTGCCAGATGCCCATCTGCGTTTGCAACGTTTCGCGCAGCACCATCGCCCGATCTTCGTGCTTGTTGGTGCCGATGCCGACGTTAACGGTCAGGTCAGTGTCAGCCGACCAAGAACGCGGGTCAACCGGCACAAACTCGCCGTTGATCCGCATCATCTCTTGGCCGCCGATGTGCTGCTTGGCCAGTTTGGCGATGATCTTGAAAGCCTGCTTATAGCCGCCCTCTGCCAAGTGACGCGCAATCAACTCAGAAACTTGATTGGCGGCCTGCACGGCTGCATTGACGCCCTGCGCCGTCTGCGATTGCAGCACGTTGGCATCCAGCCCCATACCGGCCCCAGAAACGCCCGTCTTGGCCCGGATCGCTTCATCGTAATAGGTGATCGCAGGCAACAGACCGCCAGCCATGCCGCCGATGGTGATTTCCCGCAAAGCCGACACGTCCTTGGTGCGGATGACCGCGCCGATTTCATTGTTCAGCACGTCGTCCATGTTCACAAGCTGAGAATTTACCACCATGCGCGGGTTGTTGATCAGCGCCATGTTATCCAGCAAGCCGCGCAACAGGGCCGTGGCGGCGTCCTGATCGTCCGTGATGATCTCCACCAGCGACCGACCAAAGAACGCATGGGCCTCGGGGTCAACTTCAAAAACCGCAAACGGCATCTGGTCGCAAAGTTCATATTCAAGCAGTTCATAGCTGCCGCCGCCGCACAGGAATTTGTAAAGCCGGGGAATGCCCGTCCCTTCAATGTCCATCTTCATATAGGCTTCGGTCAGCGTGATTTTCCGCATTGACGGATCGTTGGCGTCCTCGTCTGTGTCGGTTGCATCCCATCCTAGGCGTTGCAGGGTTTCCTCCTCGTCAACGCGCCCGTCTGTGGTCCCGCCCATATTATAGACGGTTTCAAAGTCAAACCCCATTGCCACAACATCGCCCACCCGCATTTCTGCGCTGTGGCCGCAAACATAGCAATCCTCAATCCCGGATGCATTCCGGTCCACAAAGAAATCCTCCGGTGCTACAACGTCAATGCAAATTTCCTTGGATCGGCTTTCCTTGGCAACCTTCATGTCATACATCGCAGGCATGATGGTCATGCCCATTTCGTCAATCGTCGCCTCCTGCGTAACTTCTTCCTCCAAGATTTCAATCTCGGGGTCCATCCGCAGCATTTGCACCTGATCCTCCATCAGGTCGCTGTATTGGTCAATTTCAACCGTGGCAGGCTCATCAACGTAGACCTTCCAAATGCCAACCTTCTTCTTTAGCGCGTCGTCAATTGCATCGGACAGGATTTGAAAGCCGTTGTTGCGCTCAAAGACGTAGCTGGCATAGTTGGTCTTTTGTTCAGCTTCCTGCACTGCTTGGGGCTTGCGCGGGATAAACTCCACTGGGCGGCCTGATTGCAGGAAAACACGCATGAGCGCAGGCTTGACCGCTCGGACAGTATCCCGGCATTTGGTGGCGACCACGCTAGACCGCCCATCTTCGGACGCCAAATCAACCTTGCCGTCAAAATACTTCTGCGCCTTGATCCGCTCCGGGGCGATTTCCGCCTCGATGAAATCAACCGCCTCAGTTATGGCGTTCTTGATTGTGTTTTGGATCTGGTCGCGGGATAGCTTTTTCGGTTTCATTTTTGCCTCATTGCGCCAGAAGGCCGCGAATAGTCTGTTGTGACAGTGTAGCACCTGGTTCAGCACCAGTCACTGCGCCAGCGCGACCAGCACCACGTGCAGCGCCAGCGGTCAATTGCTGGACGCGCTGCTGCAACGCAGCCATTGCGCCCTTGTCGCTAATTGCACGGCGCACAAGGTCAGGGTTTTCCGAAACCAAGATGCGAGCCACGCGGGCGCGCTCTGCGTCGGTAAGGTCGCGGGTAAAGCGCGATGCGATGTTGGATGCCACGTTAATCATGGCGTCTGGGCTGCCAGAAAGGACGCCTGCCACGTCGGCTGCGGAAATGCCCATGCCGCGACGGGCTGCTTCCATAGTCGTCTCAGCCGTTGGGCTGCCGCCAAGAATAAAGTCTGTGGTGACTTGAGACGCACGCGCCGTTTCAAGGCGGCTCAGAACATCGTCAAGCGCATCCTGTGGTATTACGGCGCGCAAGATTTGTCCTTCTTTTGTCTCAGGGTTGGAAAGGTTGCGGATCATGCTTTGACGCGAACCAGTAGCCGCTCGGGCTTCCAGTGCGGCCATCAGGCCAGCGCGATAAGCCTCAATCTTTTGCGGGTCCGTGATCTTGGAAAAATTGAAAAGCGTTTCGTTCACGTCGCCAGCAAGGGCCGTTTGGCCTGCCTCAAAAGCATCACGCTGCGCGCGAACACTTGCCGCAGTAGCCCGAGCCGCACCAAGTTCGGGTGATGCCACATCAAGAAGGCCGCGCAGTTTTTGCTCAGCTTCTGAGAATGTTTCGCCTGCGCCGCCAAAGCCGCCGCGATATTCCGACGATGCAGCGTTGCTGATTGCACGCCGAACTCGCTCGGCCTCGTCAAGCGTGATAGGCCGCGTGAACGTGACATTTGCGGGGCCTATGCCGTTTGCAGGCGGCGTCACCGACACAAGCCCACGGAACATCTTATTCACTTCGGTAATGGCTTCCGGCACCACTTCCAACGCTGAAAGCACTTCGCGCGATACAGGCTCAGGCGCGGCAATATCTTTAAACGGAGCATATGCAGCGCGCTCTGCAATCTTTGCTGCATCTTCGCTGCGGCGCTGGCCCTGCAGCGCGCTTGGCTGTGCAATGTCGGACAGATATTGCCGCATTTCGTCCATCGCCTGCGCGCGGGTGGCCGCAGGGCGAGGCGTCATGGCTTGCGTGATGACGGTTGAAGCTTCACCGCCACCTGCACGATAAGCGCGCACGGCAGCTTTGATCGTCTCATTCTCTGCTAGAATGCGCCCGCTCATGATGTCGTCAGCGATTTCGTCTGCCGTCTTCCCGGTTTGCTTCGCAAGGCGCTGGATTTCGTTTTCCACAATGGATGAGCCTCGGCCACCAACAATGCGGCGGGTCGCGTCGGTCAGGGCATTGATCGCGCCACCAGCTGCGCGTGTCACGCCACCAGCAACAGTGCCGCCGATTGCCCCTGTGACAGCGCCCCCAGGCACGCGGGCCGCGCGATCTGCAAAACCACCCTCACCCGTGTTGAAAGCATATGCCGCGCCCTCGAGAGCTGCCCTGCCTGCCAGTCGCCCGAGCGTCGGTGCTACTGCTGCGGTTGACGATCCACCTGTGAACGGTGCAGCTATCATTGCGCCGATGGCCGGGATCATAGCGCCGCCAGCCTCATATGCCAGAGACTCAATCGGGCGGGCTTTTTGATAGGCTTTCATATTTCCGCGAATTTCGTTTAGCACATCTTCATATGGACGGCTGTTGACATCAAAGCCAAGCGAGGATGCGACATAAGACGCGGCAGCGCGAGCGGCGGCTTCCGCCTCGTCAGCGGCCCCGAGCGTCAAACCTTGCGCTGCTGTGCGAACACGCTCACGCGGGGCCGCATCAACTGCTGCGGTCTGTTCTTGGCGACGTGCGCGTGCCGCATCAACGGCTTTGCGCTGGGCTTCAGTCATCTCAACCATTATGGCGTTCCCATGAATGCTTTTTTGTCTTCTGGCGGCATCGTGTCCCAGTCCTCTTGCGTCAGGCCAACGGCAAGGGCCGACTGCGGAATAACGGCTGGGATAACGGCCTCCGGCGCAGGGATTTCACCAGAGTAGATGAATTGCTCAGGCACCCCAGCTTGGCGCGCAAGTTCGCTATAGCTTTTCAACGTTGTCTGGGCCGATGTCGCACGCTCGGAATAGATTTGCGTGGCGAGTTCTGCAATTTGCTGCCGAACTTGCGGCGTCAATGCACCCTCGCCAGTGATGGCGTTCTTCAGTGCTTGACCAAGCGCCGGAACGCGCGCACCGGCATTCTGCACCGCCGCAACTTCGCCTTCACGGGCGACCGACCCGGGGTCAAGGATCTTGGCGAAGGCCACTGCCAACGCATAGTCGCTTGTTCCGCTCGGGTTGCTATAGAAAGTCGTGATGTTGTTGTATCCCTGCTTGACGATATCAAACGGGGCCAATTCGGCGCGCACGTCGTCGCGGATAGTGTTTAGCGCGGTCAATTGGTCGCCCGTCAGCGTCGGCTGCGGCCCGCGCAGTTTCTCAAGTTCCAACTGCGCCTTTTCCAAGTTGAGCGCGTCCATCGGGTTTGCAGGTTGCATTCTCCGCACAGATTCGGCCAACACGTCCTGCGGTGATGCCCCAGCTTCCAGCGCCGCCGCCAAATCATCATGCCCGCGTGACCGCAGCCACTCAATCGTCGCGTTCTTTTGCGCTGTTGTTGACCGCCCCTGTATGCCTTCCTGCAACTGGCCAATCAAGGCCTGGTTAGGGTTCATCATTAAGCCCTCAATGGCAATCGCCATGCGCGACCGCGCGTCGCGTCCTTGCGGCCCAAAGAAGCCGCCCAGAAGGCCGCGCTGTTGTTGGGGTGCCATTGGCGCTTGTTGGGGCATGGCCGCGCTGGATGGCGCTCCTGTGGCCTGTGCTGGCATTTGCGCGGGCACGGGCTGCCCGATGCCAGCGCGGCGCAATTCATCCATGCTGATCGCCGTTGACCCTGGTTGAATTGACAATGCCATTTAAGCCCCCAATAATCCAAAGAAGCCGCCGCGCTGTTTTGCCATCTCGGCCAATCGCGGGTCTTTCTTTTGAGTGATGATGTTGAACAAGTTGGCAATCGGTGCGGCCCCTGCGTCTTGCGCAATGCCACGGCTTGCCGCAAACTGTGATAGCAGGCCCATGCCCTTGAACGGATCGACGGGCTGCATAGGCGTAGCGGGGCCGAATGGCGTGGCAGGGCTTGGCGAGGGAGATGCGCCAATGGCGCGCAAAGCGTCGGCCCCAATGATCGGCCCCAAACTTGGGTCAAACTTGCCTGCAATGTTAGCCAGCTTCGGGCCATATTGCGGATCAGTCGCGTAACCGGACTTGGCCATCTCGGCGATCTGGTTTTCAATACCAGTCGCGGACAGGACGCTGGCATAGCGCGGGTTATTCAGAAGGAAATCCGCGTAATCTTGGAAAGACTGCTCAGGGTTTTCATAGCCGCGAAAAGACGCGGGCTGGCTGACCATGCGGCCACCTTCAAACTCCTGCGTTTGAAGCGTGTTGCCGTTAGATCGGCCATGCGACTTGATGCCGAAGTAGTTCATGCCCGGCGCGCTTTTTCCATATCCGGTTTCAAGCGCGGCTTGTGCCAAGACCAAGCGAGGATCAAGGCCAGTGCGCGCCGAAACAACCTCGGCGTATGGTAGAAACTGGCTATAGAACTCCTCTGGCGTCATTACAGCCCCCCGAACGCTGCTGTAAGGTATTGCAACAGCCCCGGCTTACTGGTTGCCGTGCTGGTGTTCTGGCCCATGTTCGCCGCGCCCAAGGCTGCCATTGGTGCAGATAGGGAATTCATTGGCGCGTTGGTGTAGCCGCCATACTGGCCGCGTGCCGCGTCAATCAACTGCTGGTTAATGCCCTGCTGCATTCCGCCCTGCTGCATTTGCTGCTGGCCGATCTGCTGGCCAAATCCAAAGCCCTGACTGGCAAGGTTGGACATCATGCCTTGTTGCTGCTGCGCCGCGCCCAGAGCCGTGTTGAAACCCTGTTGCCGCTGCTGTGCGGAAATGTCACCGAATGCGCGACCATAATCGCCCAGCATCGTGCCTTCGGCTACGCCTTGCCGTGATCCACCGAATGCCCCCGCTTGCGTTGCCTGCGCGCCCAGTTGGTTTTGCTGCATCTGCGCTTGCCGCATCAAATCCGCACCCGTGCGGTCGATTACCTCGGACGTGTATGGGTTCATAAACTGGCCGATGTTCGGCCCTTGCAACGCGGTGTTGTACGCCCCAGCCGCTTGGCCATAGACGCCGCCGCCTGCCGGTTGCTGCATCTGCTGCACTTGTTGTGGGTTTGATCCGCCTGCCATGATTATTTTCCCCCGCCCATGCTGCCGCCGCCGCTGCGACTGACTGGCGTTCTGCCTCTGAAATTGGAATAGTCCGCCATCAGGCCACCTTGGAACGTGTCGCCTTTTTGGCCAGCGCCGCCACCATCAAACATATCCGGCAGTCCGCTGTATCCTGCAATTCCGCCCTGTCCTACCTGCGGCGCGCCCATTGGCATAACGCTGGCACTGGTAGACGTGCGGTTGCGATTCTGTGCAGGCTGTTGCGCCATCTGTGCGGGCTGTTGCGCCATCTGTGCAGACTGTTGCGCCATCGGCTGCGATGCCATCTGTCCAGTAATCGGGTCAATGAACATGCCCGCCATTGCGTTGGCCTGCCCTGGTGCATTGGCGCGCAAGGCGGCAACGCTCTGTTCAAACATCGGGGCGGATGAATAGGCCGACATCCCGCCATAATCCTGCGCTTGAGGCATTCCGGCCATTGGGTTAGCTGTTGGCAAGCCAAACGCCGATGCCGCCTGATTTGTTCCCTGCATGGCTGCAATCTGCATAGGCGTCATTGCGGCAACATCAGGGCCAAAATATGGCGTGTAGCCAAGTTGCGAAACCTGATTGGCGCGGCCAAGGTTTTGTTGCGCTGCGTTTTCCAGCCATGCCGGAACCTGAACCGATGTTGATTGGCTTCCGCCCTTGCCGCCGCCGCTCATTCAAAACCCCTTTCCATTGTGACAAAAACAGGTTTAAACCCGTGATTGCCCAAAA